CTTGTCATCAGCGCAAGCGAAATCCATTGTTCGAGAGGTGGCGGCTGGCGTGTCCCAATGGCGTGATGTTGCACAGCAGTTTCATCTTAGCAAGCGTGAAGTAGATGGTATTGCATCGGCATTTGAACATGATGATTTGAAGAAAGCACAGCAGGTTTGATTATCATGGACATCAAAGATTTATTAGAACCACAATCCGTAAAAGCCTTGCGCGAGATGAATGAGAAAATGACTGCCCTGAGCAAGGGAATCATATCATCGCCTCTGATGGAATACATGCGACAGATAGAAGAGCAAAAGAAACTATTTCATGATCAGTTTAGCGGTATTTCTCAGGCACTACGCGTGAACATGCCATCACATATGCGAGCGATAGAAGAAATCACCAGAGGCCTTACACCTTTCGTTGATCAAATTACAAAGATGCACAGCCCTTATCAGGAGCTGATGAAACAAATTCAAGAGCAAACACGACCATTCCAAGAAGCCTTAAAGCAATTTCATGATCTTCAGGATCGGTTGAACTTCTCAGAAATCAGTCAGGCTTTCCGTGGCGTAACTGATTTCATTCGTAATATACCTCCTGAACATTTAATCAAGATTCGTCTTCATTCTGATCACTGGTTAATTAGTGATGACGGGCTTTTAATGCTGGTAGTTGAAGAAGACCTTCGCGATAATGAGGATATAATTCCATTCGTGATTAACTATTACAAAGCCAATGGGTGGTATCGCCTACATACGATTGTAGAGGAATGGCAGACGGATATCGAGCAAGGACGGTTAAAAGTATTTCAGGCCGCCATTGCAATGAGTAAGGACAATAATCACGCGGATGTACATCTGTTGACTGTCCCTGCTCTGATTGCTCAGATTGATGGGTTGGTCCGCGACTTGTATGGTGTCTTGCCTAAGGCCATCAGAAAACGCGTAGAGCAAGAGATTAAAGGCAATCTTCCAGCAGAGCTTAAAGGCAAGCGGACAGATGTACGGCATGATGTGGCCGTTCAGACGGTTGCCGAGATCGTTGACTTCTGGTCTGCAGAGATGCTGCAAGAAGTGATCTTTAGCGGTCTATTCCGAGATTCAAATAAAATCACGCCCAACGAGAGCTATTCATTGTTTAGGCACAAGATCATGCATGGTGATAAAGAATACCTTGGATATGGCAACGAAGAGAATTTCATTCGTCTGATGCTGTATGCGGAGTTTATTATCAAACTTATAAAGCAGGTCAAAAATGGAAGTGCAACCATCGAACAGGCCGCATAAAAATGTTCGAACATAATTGTTACGGACAACGCGAACATTTTTTGGCATTCTAGTCACTATCATCGCGATCATTCCATCCCAAGCCACGCCTCACCGCGTGGTTTTTGCGTTTGAGGCGTGGTGACGAAGGCAAAAAGGTACTTCCGGCGATTGGCCCCTATGCGGCGGGCTAAGGCGCAGGACTTTTTTAGTCACAGACTTTTTTTCTGGGTGCGCATTTTACGCGCCTGATTACAAAAACAGCGGAAAATAAAGGCTTTTAGAGGTGCGCACCCAGAAGTGCGCACCCGCCTTTTTATGACTGCGCACCCAAAACCTGAAGGAGAAACACATGACCACAGATTTGGCTCTGAATGTCGAATATATTTCCGTTGATCATTTGATCCCGTATGCCAAGAACGCCCGCACGCATTCGGATGCTCAGGTGGCACAGATCGCAGGGTCGATGACGGAATTCGGTTTTGTGAACCCGATCTTGATTGGGGATGACGGTGGCATTATCGCTGGGCATGGCCGTGTGATGGCTGCCCGCATGTTGGGCGTGAAAGAGGTTCCTGCCATCCGCCTCAAGCATCTGAACGAGGTGCAGCGCCGTGCGTTGATCATCGCCGATAACAAAATCGCTGAGAATGCCGGATGGAATGATGAATTGTTGCGGCAGGAGCTGCAGGCGCTGGATGGTGAAGAATTCGATCTTGGCCTTTTGGGCTTCAATGATGAAGAATTGGAAGCCTTTCTCAACGGTGACGCTGATGGTGAAGGTCTGACGGATGAGAACGCCGCACCGGAAATTCCTGAAAAACCTGTCAGTGTGCTGGGCGATCTGTGGCTGTGCGGCGATCACAAAATCCTGTGTGGGGATTCCACGCTGATCGACAGCTACCAGACCCTGCTGGGTGAAGAACTGGCCGACATGGTGTTCACCGATCCGCCTTACAACGTCAATTATGCGAACTCAGCCAAAGACAAGATGCGCGGCAAATCCCGTCCGATCCAGAACGACAATCTCGGCGCGGATTTCGGAGCGTTTTTGTATGATGTTTGCACCAATCTGATGATGGTCTGCAAAGGCGCGATGTATATCTGCATGTCGTCCTCGGAGCTGCATACGCTCCACGGCGCGTTTTCGGAGGCCGGAGGCAAATGGTCGACCTTCATCATCTGGGCAAAAAACACCTTCACGCTGGGCCGTGCCGATTATCAGCGCCAGTACGAGCCGATCCTGTATGGCTGGAAAGACGGCCATGAGCACTTCTGGTGCGGTGCGCGGGATCAGAGTGATGTCTGGTTCGTGAACAAGCCGGTGAAAAACGATCTGCATCCGACCATGAAGCCGGTCGAGCTGGTCGAACGCGCCCTGCACAATTCCAGCAAAACCAAGGATATCGTGCTGGATGCCTTTGGCGGTTCCGGCAGCACGATGATCGCTTGCGAGAAAACAGGACGCCGCGCTCGCTTGATCGAACTTGAACCGAAATATGCCGATGTCATCGTCAAGCGATGGCAGGAATTTACGGGCAAGAAAGCAACCCTGGCCACGACTGGCCAGGGTTTCGAGGAGTTGGAGAAAGAGCGTCTATGCTGATGCGGCAGATTGTTGCCCAAAATGATAACGACGTTCGTTGTTTTCTTTTTCGCTAAAAATAGATTTTCCTGTCTTTTTAAGTGAGGAGAGAAAACCTCTGACACTATGTTTCTGCCACCCTGTTACCTGCATCATTTCTGCAATGGTAGCACCCTCTGCGCGGTTCAAAAGCGTATGGAGTCGCTCCTTTTTGCTGCCCGACACCTCAATTTTTAAAGGTGTCGGCTGAACCTTTGGTTTGGTCTCAGCAGACTTTTTGATTGCCTGTTTCTTGGGTGCGGTTTTCTTTTTTGCGGTGGCCATGATGATGCTCCTTTTGTTGGCGTTGCATCGTCATGAACGCTTCAATTCGGCACGAAGTAAAGTTGAATAGATCAAGAAAAGTGAGGATTTATGGGGGTTTCCGTCCGTGCTTACGCCCGCCATCGGGGTGTGGCTGAAAACGCCGTGCGCAAAGCAATAAAAGCAGGCCGCATCGCGCCCGACAGCAATGGAAAGATCGACGTTGCCAAGGCTGATGCTGCCTGGGAAGCCAACACCGACCACACCAAACGGCATGATCCGGCAGGATTCAAGGATATTGACCCCGAAGAGGCCATGAATTCCGTCAAGCAGACGCTGGCCGAGAATGGCCGCGCCGCGCACGGCATGAACAGCTTCACGCAAGCCCGCACCGCGCACGAAATCGCCAAAGCGCATCTCGCGCGGCAACGCCTGCAGGAGAAAAAAGGACAGTTAATCAACAAAGACATGGTGAAAGCGCAGGTGTTTCGCCTGGGGCGGCAATTCAGGGACGCATGGGGCAACTGGCCAGCACGCGTGTCCGCGCAAATGGCCGCCGAGCTGCAGGTGGACGAGCATGTCTTGCACATGACCTTGGAACGCTATGTGCGGGAGCATCTGGATGAACTTGGGGATGCCAAACTCGATCTCGAATGAAGGAGGATATGACAGTCTAGAAATCGAAAATATCTGGCAGCAGGCCGTCAAGCCCGATCCGTACCTTCTGGTATCGGAGTGGTCTGACAAATATCGTCTCCTTTCCCCGAAATCGGCTGCCGAGCCAGGACGTTGGCGCACCGCCCGCACACCGTATTTGCGTGAAATCATGGATCATCTTGCGCCGTCCTCTCCAGTACAGCGCATTGTGTTCATGAAGGGATCGCAAGTCGGCGGCACGGAATGTGGCAATAACTGGATCGGTTACGTTATCCATGCAGCGCCAGGGCCGATGATGGCCGTTGCGCCAACCGTGGAGCTGGCCAAGCGTCACTCCAAACAGCGCATCGATCCGCTTCTGAACGATGTGCCGGAATTGCGCGAGAAAGTACGTCCCGCGCGGGAGCGCGATAGCGGTAACACGATCTTGAGCAAGGATTTCTTGGGCGGCTTGCTCATCATGACCGGTGCGAACTCCGCTGTGGGTCTGCGCTCGATGCCGGCCCGATACTTGTTTATGGACGAAATTGATGCGTATCCAGGGGACGTTGATGGCGAAGGTGATCCGATCCTGCTGGCAGAGCGTCGGTCGGCCACGTTTAAGCGCCGCAGAAAGATATTCATGGTCAGCACACCCACCGTTAAGGGGCTTTCCCGCATTCAACGTGAATTCGAGAAAAGCGACCAGCGGTTCTTCCATGTGCCTTGCCCTGAATGCGACCATTTCCAACCACTGCGGTTCACGCAACTGCGCTGGCCGGAAAACGAACCGCAAAAGGCCGAATATGTTTGCGAGAGCTGCGGCTGCCTGATTGCCGAACACCACAAGACAGCAATGCTGGCGAAGGGTGAATGGCGGGCAACGGCAGAAACCATGGATGGAACGGTGGGTTATCACCTTTCGTCCCTTTATAGCCCGATTGGCTGGTTTTCGTGGGGCGATGCCGCAGCCATGTTCGAAGATGCCAAGCGTAATCCTGATTTGATGAAGGGTTTCGTGAATACGGTGCTTGGAGAACCTTACGAGGAATCCTCCGATGCGCCGGAATGGCAACGGCTTTATGAGCGCCGACAAACCTATGTGCAGGGTGTTGTCCCGATGGGCGGCCTGTTCCTGACGGCGGGTGTCGACGTCCAGAAAGACCGCATCGAATGCGAGATCGTTGCATGGGGGCGCAATAAGGAAAACTGGTCGGTGGATTACGTCATCCTTGATGGTGACACCGCGCGGCCAGAGATCTGGAAACGGCTGGACGAAGAAGTCCTGCAGCGCGATTGGCCGCATGCTACGGGTCATACTATGCCTGTGCGGGTGATGGCGGTGGACAGTGGTTACGCCACACAGGATGTTTACGGCTTCGTGCGCAACCATCCCCAGGCTGTCTGGGGTGGTAATGGCGCACGCGCCAGCCAACCGCGCACGGTTGTGGCCGTTAAAGGCCGCGATGCGGAAACGGCGCTGATCCTGAGCGTATCCAAGGCCGATACGGGTGGAAAACGTCGAGGTTTGCGGGTCTGGAACGTCTCCGGCCCTGTGGCCAAGATGGAGCTTTACCGCTGGCTCAAGCTGGAATGGCCGACCGACCGCGAAATTGCGGACGGTGCGGTGTTTCCGCCTGGCAGTTGCCACTTCCCTCAATACGGTGAGGAGTATTTCAAGCAGTTGACGGCAGAACGCCGCGTCATTCGCGTTGTGAAGGGCTTTCCGCATGCGACCTGGGAGAAAGACCCCAGCCGCAACAACGAAGCCTTGGATTGCCGCGTGTACGCCCGTGCCGCTGCCACCATCTACGGCATCGACCGCATGAGCGAATTTAAATGGCGCAGCCTTGAAGAAACGCTGGGTGTGGAAGCCGTGATTCCGACACGCGGAGTGGAAATCCCCGTGACGGAAGAAGCCAGGGCCGAACCGTCGAAACCGCAACCCAAGAAACGGGTCACCGTCCCACAGCGTAAAGCCGTGCGGGCAAGTGATCCTTATTTGTAAGGAAAAACCATGACAGAAACCTTGCTCGAACTCGAAACCAGACTGGTACAGGCCAAGGAAGCGCGGCATCGCCTCCTGACTGGCACACAAGAGGTCTCTGTCAGCCTTCATGGTTATGGCAGCACGACTTATACGGCAGGAAATGTCGAGGCGCTGGAAAAATACATCCACGATCTTCAGGTGGAAATTTCAAGGCGTAATGGCACGGCCAGACGCGGAATCATTCGAACAAGTTTCTAAGGCAAAATCATGGTGCAATTACTGGACTCCTCTGGCCAGCCCATCAAGGCTGCGCACCGTATGCGCGTGAGCGATACCGCGCATCGTGCAGCATCCTTGCGCACGCGTGAGCTGGCAAGCTGGATGCCCTTGTTAGGATCGGCTGATAGCGATTTACTATCTGAATTGCCGACGCTGGTGTCACGGTCGCGCGACCTGACCCGCAACCACGGCGTGGCATCTGGCGCAATTCAAACGCTGGTTGACAACGTCATCGGCACAGGTCTGCGTCTGGCAGCCATTCCTGATTACCGCGCCTTGGGAAAAACCAAGGAATGGGCAGATGATTGGGCGCGACAAGTTGAAACTGAATGGCGTTCCTGGGCAGAAAGCACGGAATGCGATGCGGCCAATGCGCTGACATTCGCTGGCATGACAGCTCTGGTGTTCCGTTCCAGTATCGTGAACGGTGAAGCCATAGCCTTGCCATTGTGGCTGGAAGAACGTGGTACGCGCTATGCCACCACCATGCAATTGGTGGAGGCCGACCGGCTTTCCAACCCTGCAGGGCGGCAGGATAGTAAAACCATGCGCTCCGGTATTGAGATTGATATGTACGGGGCGGCGATGGCGTATCATCTCCGCAAAAACCACCCTGGCGATGTCTATATGGGCTTTGGGCTTGATGCGCAGGATTGGGAACGCATCCCCGCGCGGACGGCATTTGGCCGTCAACGTGTCCTGCATATTCATGACAAGGAACGCACGGGCCAGCACCGTGGAAAGCCGCTGCTGACTTCCATCATGCCAATGTTCAAAATGCTCGACCATTACGAGCGTTCGGAACTACAGGCAGCCGTGGTCAACGCCATGATCGCCGCCTTTATCGAAACCCCGCTGGATGGCGAAGCAATCGGCGAGATGTTCGGTGGATCGGTGGATGATTATCTGGCCGCGCGGAATGAATGGGACATTCGCCTACAGGGCGGTTCTATCATTCCCGTGTTCCCAGGCGACAAGGTCGCACCGTTCACACCCAGCCGCCCGAACAGTGGTTACGGTCAATTTGTCGAGAACGTCCTGCGCCACATCGGCGCTGGTCTGAATATCCCGTTCGAATTGCTGATGAAGGATTTCAGCAAGACAAATTATTCCAGCGCACGGGCAGCATTGCTGGAAGCATGGCGATATTTCAACGCCCGCCGCCAATGGATGGCTTCCTATTGGGCAAAACCCGTTTATGAGCTGTGGCTGGAAGAAGCTATCAATCGGGGCATCGTAGATGCCCCTGATTTTTATGAACGCCGTGCGGCATGGACACGTTGCAAATGGATTGGCCCTGGCCGTGGCTGGGTTGACCCTGTCAAAGAAGCTAAAGCTGCGCAGCTCCGTATGCAGATTGGCTTGTCCACGCTGGAAGATGAATGCGCTGCGCAGGGACTGGATTGGGAAGAAGTTCTTGAACAGCTCGCGCGTGAGAAAGCCAAGATCATGGAGCTGGGGCTTTCGATCAATGATGTGAACAGCATTTTGACCACAAAAAGAGCCCCCTAGAAAAATGGATAATAATTATTATAATTTAACCATGAAAAATATTCCTGATTTTAGATCACTTATTCAAAATGCGCTTTCAGGCTCCAGTGATGCCCATTATGAACTTGGTGAATTATATGGGAAAGGAAAGCTTATCAAAGCAAATCCTGATTTATCTTTTAAGTGGTATCAGCTATCCGCAAAACAAGGCAATGCTAAGGCCTTGTTAAGTTTGGGATGGTGTTACTTTCTTGGAAATGGCACAAAGAAAAACAAAAGAATTGGTGCGGAATATTTTCTAAAATCAGCTCAAGCAGGCTGTCCTGAAGCACAACAAACTCTCGCTTCTTTCTATGAAAGCGGTATTCCAGGATCTTTAGCTAAAGACAGGAAAAGAGCATATGCATGGTATAGCGTAGCAATCAAAAATAAGGTTGCAGGCAACAAAGCGTCAAATTCGCTAGGTCATATAAAATCAATTTTATCGTTTTCCAAAAATGATACTGAGATACAAGAAGCCGAAATTCTCGCGGAAGATTTGTACAAACAACAGAAGGATATTCAAAAACATATTGTCCAGCTTGAGGAGATTATAGAAGAAGCTCATTCAATTTTTAACCAGATGAAAACTTAGCTTATATTTACAAATTGTAGCAGCCGCCTTCGGGCGGCTTTTTTATTGCAACGATCAGGAGAAAGAAAATGAGGATTTGGAACCGCATCGCCGGTGAGCCGTGGGCGATCACGGAAACGGCACTGCATACGATTTTGGAAATCGCCGCGCGGGAAAACGAAAGCCCGCAGGCGGTGGCCGCCAAACTTGGCCGCAATCTGCAAAACACCTACAGCGTGACAGAACGCGACGGTGTGGCAATCATTCCAGTCACAGGGCCGTTGTTCCGCTACGCCAACCTATTCACGATGATCAGCGGCGCGTCCAGTTACGAACTGATCGCTCGTGATTTCACGACAGCACTGGAAAACCCTCAAATCAAGGGCATCATCCTTGATATCGACTCCCCAGGCGGGGAAGTGAATGGCGTGTCGGAGTTGTCCAACATGGTCTTTGCCGCACGAGGCAAGAAGCCTGTCGTGGCATATGCGTCTGGCGACGCGGCATCCGGTGCATACTGGATTGCCTCTGCCGCTGACGAGATCGTGGTTTCTGAAACCTCAGCGCTGGGATCAATCGGCGTGGTCGGCATGTATCAAGGGAAATCAGGAAAATCGGCGGAAGCCGTGGAGATCGTTTCCTCTCAAAGTCCGCACAAACGTCTTGATCCCACCACGGATGATGGCCGCAGCCGTTTGCAAATCCGCATCGACAGTATGGCGGACGTCTTTATCGAAACCATTGCTCGCAACCGAAATGTGTCCGCCGAAAATGTGCAGAACCATTATGGCGGTGGCGATGTGATGATCGGCGCAAAGGCTGTCAGCGCCGGTCTTGCCGACAGGATCGGCAGCCTTGAAGGACTGATAGCCGAACTTTCCTCCCCTCAGAAAAGCCCTCGCACAGAGGGCTTTTTTAATGCCCAAAACCAACCCCCATCAACACAGGAGAAAAAGCCGATGGATATCGAAACCTTGAAAAAAGACCACCCCGACCTGGTTGCCACCCTCACGCGTGAGGGTGCATCTGCTGAAAAGAAACGTCTGAACGACATTCTTTGCAGTGAAGAAGCTAAAGGCCGTGAAAAGCTCGCAAAGGAAATGGCGCTGAATACCGATATTCATGCCATGGAAGCTCGACAACTTCTGGCCTGCGCCCCTGTCGAAGAACCGAAGGCAACGACCTCTTTTGAAAAGGTCATGTCTTCCATGCCCAATCCCGCCATCACGCCTGCCAGCGACGATGCCGCCAACGATGTCGATGCGGTTGCCAGCCGTATCGCCGCCGCCGTTTAACCCCCGTAACACAAGGAGAAAACCATGACAAAAGCTGAAGGTTTTAAGGATCAGGGGGAATACACCCCTGACAATCTGCTGGCAGGCGAATACCCACGCGTTGAGCGTGTGGTGACGATTGCCGTAGGCGCTGATCTGGCAAAGGGTGCAGTGCTTGGCCGCATCACCGCCAACGGCAAATTCAAACTCAGTGCATCGGCAAGCGCGGATGGCTCTCAGACGCCGGATGCCATTTTGGCTGAACGCGCCAACGCCGCCGACAATGATGTTCAAGCCGTCGTCTATTTCAGCGGCGAATTCAACGAAAACGCTCTCGTCCTGGGCGCTGGTCACACGCTCGACAGCGTGCGCATCGCGCTGCGGGCCAAGAACGTCTATCTGCGCCGCAACCAGAAATAAACCGATCTTTCAAAAAGGAGAAAGCCCATGTCTATCGACATTTTCAATACCCACGTTCTGACCAAGGTCGTGGAAAAGCTGGAGCGTCCCAGCTCCTTCCTGCTCGACGTATTCTTCGGTCAGGAACAAACAGAGGATTCCGAAGAAATCCACTTCGACATCGACAAATCAAAGCCGAAGCTGACACCGTTCGTTTCGCCGCTGGTTGCCGGTAAGGTCGTGGATGACGAAGGTTTTACCACCAAGAGCTTCAAGCCTGCCTATGCCAAGGACAAGCGCCGCTTTGACCCCAATCGCCCGTTCAAGCGTTCGATTGGCGAGAAAATCGGCGGCACGCTGTCCCCGCAGCAACGTCTGGAAGCCAATATCAACCGCACCCTGTCCAAGCAGCTGGAAAACCTGACGCGCCGCGAGGAAGTCATGGCATCAGAAGCTCTGCGCACGGGGCGCATCACTGTCACGGGCGACGAGTATCCGACCGTGGTCGTGGACTTCCAGCGCGATCCGTCCCTGACGGTGGGGCTGGCGGGCGGCAGTCGCTGGGGCGAAACGGGCGTGAATGCGCTGGACAACCTCGAAGATTGGGTTGCCCGCATTCAAGAAAAATCCGGCGCGGTGGGCCGCACCGTGATCATGGATGCGCTGGCATGGCGCGTGTTCAAAGCCGATCCCAAGGTGGAA